GGGGCAGAGGCAACAGCGGTCAGGAACTTGTTTGCCGTCACGTCGAACACACCCAGGTCGCCACCAGCCACCGTAAGGGCGCCCTTGACGGTGGTATAGGTGCCAGCCGCCAGGGTAAACTGCTCGGCGTAGATCGGTTGGACGGACCCGACGGCGCTGCTGGAACCAGCCAGGATGGCGCTGATGAGGCCGCCAGCGAAGTACCCGGTTTTGAATTTGCCGGACAGCTTGCCTTCGGCCTTGGCCTTGTCCACTGCGAACTGGAGGTTGCCCACCAGGTCCACGATCTTGAAGGAGGCATCCAGGCTGATGTCTTGAAGCACGGCAACCACGATCGGAGTCACCGTGCCGGTGAGGTTGGGGGCAAGGGTCAATAGACCCGTCCCGAAAAGGGGTTGCGACATGGTGATCTCCGAGGGGGCCGTTTCAAAGCGGCCAAAGGAGTGGGGTTAGAACAACTTGGCGATGCGGGCCTTGAGGGCTTCCTTCTCGCTGGAGATGTAGTTGTGGACGGTGGTCGGGACCTCGGCCATCGTGTTGCGCACCACGTTGGCCCAGAAGGCTTCGACTTCGGCGTGAATGGCTGCGAGCTTCGCGTCCACCTCAGCCTCGATCTGCTGGACGACGGAAGGTCCAGGAGCAACCGCCGCGTCAGCCCCCCCTTCATCGGGGGTGATGGCCGCCGTCACGGACGGCGTGGGAGTTTCAGGGTCTTCAGGCATAGGGCCTCCTTTAGCGAACTTCAACTTCGATTGGGAAGATCAGGAACAGCGAGTCACCCAGCACGCCCTCGTCTGACCAGACAGGGCCGGAAATCCAGGCGTGGCGAATGCGCCCCAAGGTGTCGCCCAGGACCTGGACCTGCCCGGGAAATCCCGGCCAACCCTGGACCACGACGGGCACGATGGCCGCCTTGATCGCCTCCAGGAAATTGTTGAGCACCGTGGAGGGCGCGACGGGCGGATTGGCTTGGGCGTCGCTGTTGTGCAGGTAGCAGTAGATGATGTGTTCGTACTTCCAGCCCGTGGGAAGCCCGTCTGGATCGTTGATTGGGGTGGGATCGCCCATGGTCTGGAACAAAGCGGGCATGTCTTCGGTGGGCACTTCGCCGATGGTCTTGAGGATCCGACTGGAGAACTTCAGCCCCGACGTAGTCTGGAGCTTGGCGAACAGGGCAACGGCGATGCCTTCGGCGTCGTAGGTAAGGGTCATTTGACCGCCTCCTTCAGCGCAGCGGCGAGGCCCGCCGTGATCTCAGGACCGAGGGCCCCGAGAGCAGAACGAAGGAAGGACCGCTCGGGGATCTTGGAGCCCGGGTGATGCACGGCGCGGGCGAACTGCATGGAGCCCTCGCCGATGGCCCTGGAGATGGCCCCAGCCTTACCTTTGGCATAGCGCCCGCCCTTGGTCGTCATGCTCTCCCTGGGGCCGATGAAGCCTGCCCGGGCGAACATGAGGGCCTTGCCATGGATCGGAAAAATGTCATGCGCCTTGGTCTGGCCACCCATCTCGTGGATGCGGGCGTAGACGACGTTGGTGCCGACGATTCCGGCGAAGGTCGTGCCGTCGTCCGTAGCCTTGGCGGTGATGGAACCCTTGAGCCGCCCGGTTCGGGTGTGCAAGGCCTGGCCGGTGAGCTCATTCTGCTTCACGTAATTCTGGAGCATGATCGCCAGGCGCAGGACGGCGCGTTTCATGCTGTCCCGCGTGCCCGCTTGCAGGCTCTCCATGAAGGAGAGAACCCGCTCGGACCCGATGAGTTCGGCGGCGATCATGATTAGCCCACATTCCGGCGCGTGTAGCGCTCAAGAATCAGCGTCACGTCCAGCGGCGCCCAGGTGGCGAGGTAGGCTGCCGTCATGCGCCCGCCCACGGATTCAGAGGACTTCCCCTGCCGGTTGCGGTTGCGGAACAGCCAGCCCACCAGGGCCCAGACGGCGTACTGCAGGTCCATGGGAATCGCGGAAATACCGCTATAGCCCGCCGTGTAGTTCACTTCACAGTTCTGCTCTCCTCGGGTGAAGAGACACCCGGCCAGACGAATCTCCTGGCGCATGGGGTCGAAGGTGTAGCCATAGAGTGGGTAGGGGTTCGTTCCGGGCGTCACCAGCGGGATGCTGATGCCGTCGATGTTCACGAAATTGATGGTGGCGGGGCCGTAGGGGACCACGATGGTCTTGCTGCCCCAACCCGAGAAAAACCAGTCGTAAGTGGCTGACAGGATCGGGTTGTCCGTGAAGTCCTGAATCAGGGTGGAAGCCGCCGTGATCAAGGAGGCCAGCACGACGTCGCTGTTCGTGGTCGTCTCGTTCAGGTACGCTTTCACGTCTGACAGAGCCGCCATGTCGTTCGCTGCCATGCTGACCTCCTTTCTTCACGGACCAGGGTCTAAACGAGCCCCTGGATGATGCCGAACGCAGGCGCGAAGTGCAGTTCGAGGTTGGCGTCGCAGTAGACGCCCATCTCATGCAGGCGCTTGTACTGCGGCCATTCGATGCCGTAGTAAGGCTGCCGCTCGCGGACCACGATGGGGCCATCCTGGAGCTGCTGGACCTGGTAGGGCAGGCGGCTGGACAGGGCAAGCACCGTTCCGGCCGGGATGTCGGGGTGGACATGCACGGCGATGGACTGCTGGACCGTGGGGAACGGGTTCAGCAGGTCGGGGATCTGGTACCCGGCCACGAACTTCTTGCTATCCACGGACTGGCCGTCGGTGACCATGCGGACCAGGGGCTGGGAGCCGTTGGCTGCGCACAGGTTGCGGATCTGGATACCCTGCGTCGCGTTGACGAAGAGGTCCGTGGGTCCGAGCTTGTAGTTGTTGAACATGCTCACGAGCATGTTGGTGATCTGGGTCACCCCGCCCTCACCGTCGGACGTGAAGCTGGTTCCCGCGGCGTCCGAGAAATACATCCCGTTGCTCGCGTAGGCGGCGGCGTAGTTGAGCAGGCCGCTGAAGCTGTTGACGGTGGAACCCTGCTGGCTCTGGTTGTTGAAGCTGTAGTCCAGCGTCGAGTTCCAGGCGGTGATGTTCTGCCCGGTGGTGGTCGGCGTGGTGGTGGTGGTCCAAGTGGGCGCGGTGACGACCGTCTGGAGGGTCAGGGCACCGGTCAGGCCGGCGTAGACCGCATAGGCCACGGCGCCAGGGACGCTGGCCCAGGTGGCGGTGAGGTTGGTGCTGCCACCGGTGGCGCCGGAGTTCTGGATGGTCGAGGCGATGCCGTAGCCCTGGTTCACCACGTCGGTCGTGCCGTCCGTGTTGGCCCGGGTGACCTGGGGCTGGATGCCGTTCGCCAGGACCAGGTTCTTGTAGCCGAACAGGGTCAGAGGCACGACCTGGACGTAGTACGTCGCGTTGGCGACGGTGCCAGCGCCGCCATGGCCGACGGTCACGGTACCGACCTGGCCGAGGCCCTGGGTCTGCATGCCACCGATCAGCTGCCACTCTTCCTTCTGCTGGAGGTCATAGACAGCCAGCTGCATGGCGGTGGCGCGGACATCCTCGAAGTTCTGGGAGGCATATCGCGCTTCCCATGTCACCGGGTTTTCCAGGCCGATCCCGGCGTAGGCGGCGGACAAGGGCGTGACGGTCGTGTTGATGGCCGCCCCGCGGTGACCTTCACCCACTTCCGAGGTGGTGGTCAGATCGAGAGAGGTGATCGCCTTCCAGCGGTGGGACGTGTCGCCGCGGCCCGGGCGGCGGGGAATCATCAGCCGGATGGGCGTGATGAGGGGGATGGCCTTTTCTGAGGGCGTCTGGAGGTCGTAGAAGACCAGGCCGGTGCCCTGGCTGATGCCGCCAGCTTTCAGCAGCTGATCGCGGCTGCCCGGATCGTTCTTGCGGATGGACCGAAGGAGGTCCAGGGTTTCGTAGGTGAGATCCATTGTCTTTCTCCGAGGGGGCGGTTTTTATCCGCCAAAGGAGGGTTGGAAAGGGTTAAGCGCTGAGAGGCGTCCTCATGGCCTTTTTCATGTCGAAGAGGGGGTCTTTGGGGTCGAGTTCCTGGGTGAGATCGTCACCGGGCAGCAGGCCTTCCTTCTCTCGGGCCTTGGCCAACAGAAGCTCCAGGGGCGAGGCGGCCGGTTGGGCCAGGGCCTTCTCCAGCAGGCCCTTCATCTCCGCCAGCGCTGCGCCCTGATCGGACACGGCCTTGCGCAGGTCGCCCAGCTCAGCCGACTTCCCGGCGTCGTCCTTGGACGAGTCGTCCTTGACCGAGCCCAGGATCGCCTTCACGGCCTTCCCACAGGCGTCCTTGTGGGCGTCACAGGCGTCCTTGTGGGACTTGTGGGCCTCGTCCAGGTCCTTCATCGCCTTGGAGGTGTCGTCCTTACTGGCGTCGTCCTTGAGGGACTTCACCGCGTCGGACGCGTCCTTGTGGGCCTTGTGAGTGGCCTCCACGTCTTTCCAGGCCTTGGAAACGTCATCCTTGGCCGCTTTCTTGAGATCATCGGCCATGTCGGCCTCCAATGAAACGGCCACGGGGCCGTGTGGGTGGGATTCCCATCGCTTGAGCAGGTGGGCTTTCAAGGCCTTCGCAGCCTTGCTTTCAGCCCCGCGCAGGGGCATTCCTTCCGGGCCGGCGGAGGAAACCAGCAACTCCTGGGTCTCCTCCTCGGTGAGCTCGCCGAACACCTCGACGCCCATGGACAGCCACTCGCGCAGCTTGGCGGGCATGGTGGACTGGTCGCCCTCCATCTCGGCCTCGGCCTGGAGGGACTGACACATCCAGCCGATCTCCTGGAGCATCGAGGCCAGCGAGCCCACGGTATACATGGACTTCTCGGCGGCGCCGTCGAACTTGGCGATCTGGAAGCGACAGTCCGGGTTGGCGGGCCGGTCCACCACGGAGACCTCGGAGAGGCTGATGCCGGTGATGATGTGCCGGTCGCTGGGGTCGTATTTGACCTTGCGCCCGCCGATACTGAAGCCCTGAAGGACGCCCTCCTTGACCTTCTTGACCGTCTCGGAGTTGATGATCCGGGCCTCAAACTCGGTCTCCCCAGCATCGTTGACATGGATCGACAGCGCCTTCCCGGCGGCGATGTTCGAGTGCATCTCGCGCACGTTCGCCCACTGCATGTACTCCGGGATGGCGGCCTTGATGGCGCTGGCCAGGATCACCTCGCCATCGCTGTCCTTGGTCTCGCTCGATGCCAGGCCGGACACGATGATCGAGCCGTCGTCCTGCTCCTCAGCCTTGGTGAAGTTGGCGAACAGGTTGAACGAGGCTTTGGCCAGCGCAGCGGCGCTGCCCGCCTCCTTGAGCAATGCGTACGTCCTAGCGTCGGCCACCGGGCACCTCCTTGGGCTTCTTGGCATCCAGAACCTTCTGGACGTCCGAGTCCGAGAGGATGGAGATCTCCTCGAGCTCGAACTTCTTGATCCCATTCCGCGGCGTCACCTTGCCCCGGATGGAGAAGAAGTAATCCCCACCGATGGGCAACTGGTCCGCGTCCACCCGGAGCGTGCCGATGGCCTTGTGCCGGTCGAAGCCGATGGTCACTGGAACTTGGATACCTCGTGGCATGGGAACCTCAGCGGTCGTAGTGCAGGCCCTCTGACTCGCTCAGAAGGGCTTGAAGGGTTGAAAGGTTGGCCGGACTGGGGTCGCTCACCACGGCCTGGGCCCCCGCGCACAGGCGCTCGTAATAGGCCGCGAACGTCTTGCAGACGGCGTGCCCGCTCTGCTCGCACATCTCGTAGACGCATGAGGAGGTGGCGGAGGTGATGACCGGGAGCGGCACTAGACACCACCCATGGACTGGAACCCAGCTACCTGGGCACCGGTGCCGGTGAGGGCCGTCACGACGAGGCGGCAG